GGACATTTGGTCACTTCCGACAAGCCCGACAAAAGCAGAGCTGTTTTTGGCGTTACGAAGCTACTACTAATGGTAGAGAACATGTTCATTTGGAACTTACAAAAAGAGTATCTAAATGAGAAAGTTGATTCTCCCATGATGTGGGGTTTTGAAACGATTCGAGGCGGATGGAAAAAGATTTGGAATGATGTTCATTCAAAAGGACGCACAGTTAATTCAGTACTCTCAGCAGACTGGAGCGGCTTCGATCACAAAGCACTTCACAGTGTTATCGATGACGTACACAACATGTGGCGATCTTGGTTTGACTTCGACAAAGGCTACGAGCCTACGAATCACTATCCACACACGGAAACCGACCCCGATCAGATTCAGAACCTATGGGACTGGATGACATGGTCGATCAAACATACACCGATCCGAGCAGCGAGCGGAAACCTTTATCAATGGCGATTCAACGGAATAGCCTCAGGGTATCAGCAAACGCAGCTTATTGACTCATTCGTCAATTGTATCATGTTACTAACCTGCCTTTCACAGTTAGGTATTAACATAGATTCGAAGGATTTCTACTTAAAAGTACAAGGTGATGACAGTTTGATAACAATGCCAGAACGAGTTTTCCAGACAAAAGGAAGACAGTTTTTGCAAGAACTAGCACACATTGGAAAAGAACGCTTCAACGCAGATCTCTCAACCGAGAAGACCACGTTTGGAAGTTCACTCAATGATGTAGAAGTACTCAGTTATGCCAACACAGGAGGCGTAGCGAGACGAGATGAATCAGAACTCTTAGCCCACTTACTCTATCCAGAGAGGCCAAGGAGTTACGAAGCACTAGCAGCAGCAGCTGTTGGAATTGCTCAAGCATCGATGGGATGTTCAAAACAGGTTTACGAAACCTGCAAGGACGTTTACAGTTACTTAGTTCAACACAGCGAATTCAGCTGGAAAGCATTCGAAAAGGAAGTTCAGAAAACACTATCTGAATACAAATTTGGAAAGATCAATTTTTCCACCTTCCCGACATTCGAACAATGCTATGCCCAGAATTTCGACTACAGAAGACGAAGCACCCGAGACAAGGAAAGACTTTGGCCAACTAAGCCAACAGGTATCACACCTGAAAATCCTACCGGATTCTTCTTCATGAACGAGTGATTAACGTTGCACGTTTATTTATTTATTAATTTTTT